TGATGTAATATAGGTGTTATAAGCTAATACATCTATCAGTGTGGATAGAGTCGATCCTTCAAAATCGTAGTCAGTAAAATTCGAATTCGATCTAAGGTAATCCTTAATCGAAGTCTTGATTTGATCGAAGTCGAGATTTGTGAAATTTACTAATGCCATTATCGTGTTGGCTGTAATGCAAATGATAATTGTTGGGGTAATACGTCAATTCCAACAATATAGTAATTAATAGTTACGTTAAACTCATTATTATCAAAGTTTGGTGAAACATCAACAGAGATCAAATCAACTCTTGGTTCATAGTTATTAATTGTATTGGTTATTTCATCTTTTATAACTGAAGCAGAAATCTCATCAATATTTTCAAATAATACTCTTGATACCTTTGATCCAAGATTTTGATTGAAAAATCTTTCTCCAGGAAGAGTAAAGATGAGATTTCTGACCGAACGAGCTATAGCAGTCTCATTCTTGATAGTAATCAAGTCATCATTCAGAGGATTAGTCTGAAATGCAAAACTAATATCTTTGAAACCTCTGCTTAGCCGTTCTACAGGCATGAAAATATTATAAATCTATCTTATTTATTCAACCATAAAGAGGTTCTGTACCATATTCCCAGTCATCATAGTCATCATCATTACGAATTTTTTCATGAATTTCATTTTGAGTGTGAAAATCATGTTTTTTAGGGGTAAGATCATCATGATTGATCTCACGAAGCATTTTTTGATCCATTTTGCTCTCCTGATTTGTTAAATCAGAACTTTTTACGGGGTTGCTATCCCGTTAATCGATGTAAAAACCTCTTCTTAAGTAATCTTTATCCGCAATAAACTCCAAATTTTCAATATTTTCTACTTTTTCATCATTCCAGACAGGAATTGCTACTGAATTGCCATACCTAAAGTCGGGATTTCTTCTAAAATGCACTTCTATAAGATGATTTCCGATAAATTCGCAGTTTATCCACTCATAATCACCCTTAAGACTATTTAATATCGGAGGAAAATCTACCTTAAAGTCAATTTTAGTCCATTTTTTCCATCTATAGAAAGGATCTTCTTCATCCTTCTCGCCTAGTACGACTAATTTTGACTCTTTGTTCTGATAATCAACGCTATAATGGTCTCCATAGAACATTTCACACCAAAATTCAGCAGGATGAAACTGTTCTGTGTTCTTATAAATCCACTCCTTACGACAAAATCGTCCCATACCAAGTAAATTAAAACTTGGTCGGACGATATAATACCCTGAATATGGAACAGACACCCCTGTGGGTCCACAGAGGTGTCCTAGACGGTGATTTAAAAATAGTTTGTTATAGACCCATAGATCTTCTGGATGTATGAAGTTCCATTCATCTGATGAGTCTAAGTTGTACATTAGTTACCTTGTCCCCGATACCTTTTCTTACGACCATTACGAGACGTTGCTGAGAGAAGAGTTCGAGCAGAACGTCCTTGACGTGTCTTCTTTGGTGCTCCAGCTTGAAAAACAGTTTTATTAGATCCGCCACCTTTAGCCATTAGATTTTCTCCAGTTCGAGTTGTTCAATATCAAAGTCCTCTTCAGTGTAATACTTAGAGGATAGTTCGTCAAGAACCTCAGTGCATTCTTCATGACTGAGGTTCTGGTATATCTTACGTCCTTTGTATAAGATATTAAAAGCCATTAGATCACACGAGTTTTTTCATGTCCCACACGAATACGAGGATCACACCAAATATCAAAACCAGCTTCTTTTGCATCCAGACAGAATGATACGTCTTCACCACACATATCTTGAACTGCTCCAGATTCAAAGACTTGCATCTTAGGAGCAAACCAAGGATACTCAAGGTTTTCAAACACACCCTTCTTAATCAGAACCCAACCGAAACCAGTGTAATCAACAGTAAAAGGCTTACGACGCTTTGAAATACCTTCTACATTCTCATGATTCATGACTCCACCATTCTTACGGAAGTCATCTTCTTCTAACCAGTGAGCAACAGAAGTTGTATGACCATCCTCAGTTGCATACCAACCAGCAACGATTTCCTTCTCTTCACCTTCTTCGTTCAGTGCAAGATCACAGAGTTGCCAGAACTTTTCGGTATTGAATACAATGTCACTATCAATCCAGAGTTGATAATCATATTGCAGTTTACCATCCCAAGGAACTTGTTTCGGTCCACGAAGAACATTTGCTCCAAGAACTTTACAACGAGCAAAGTTAACCATGGAAGAGTAGTCTTGAGAAATTTGAATACTCATATTGTTTTGAACAAGATCAAAACAGAGTTGTACAAATGCCTTTAAGAAAGTAAATGAACATCCACGACCAGGAAGACAGAAGACAATTGATTTGCCTTTCATTCGTTCCTTAATTGCTTCGTAATCCCATTCTGCTTCTTTAGGCTTTGGTGCATTAGCCTTCAAAGTAAATCCTTTTGCCATAATTGAAATTAACCTTCAGATCAATTTTATCGTCATATTTAGTCATTGTCAACTTCTACTTCTATATTAAAAGATAATATTAATCTATCTTTTTTTGAAGTATTTGAATCAGTGTAATGTATGATTTTAGATGGAAAAAAAATTAAAGATCCTTCAGTTACTCTAGGTTTATAATGCATAATGTCATTTGTTATGAGATTATTAAAAGGTGAAATAAAATTTGTTGGAGTATGCTCAGTATTATCATAGTCAATATAACATACTGCACTATAATTTGATTTGTTGTGAATATGTGGAGGATGATAATCTTGATTCTTCGATTTTTCAAACCATGCATTAAGCAGTCTAAAAGAAATAATAGAAAAGTTGGATTTAAATAAATCTATTTCTTCTTTTAGAATTTCATTAATTTCATCAATATAGTTTATTTTTTGATTTGAGCCAAAATCAGTATAAACTTTGTCTAATTTTTTTAATTCTACATCAGAACTTATTTTTTTCAATAGAGTTTTTTTTATGTTCCAATCTCTTACTTCAATATGAAGCAAGGGAATAAAGAACATATTTTCACGATAATCATTCATACTCTATATCAATAAGACCCCTCTAAGGAGACATTCCGGTTCACCATAAGCTCCTCATAAGATAAATCATTGATTTCATAATCAGTATGCATAATACCAACCATATTCTTTAAGGTCCTCCAAGTGACTTCAAACTCATCTTCTTTGATCGAATGAAATAAACAACGATCCTTTGCGTATATGTGATAAATCTTTTCCATCACTCTATCCTTCCATAATGGTCTTCTAACCGAATGATATCATCCTCATCGCATATTCCGAGTTGTGTCTCAATAATTGTAATACCATTCTTGCCTGCTTTAAGACGATGAATGTCCTCCTTACCAATAAAGACACTATCACCAACCTCTACGGTCCTTACAGTGTCCTCATGAGTCAATTCTCCATCACCTTCAACAACTATCCAATACTCTTCCCTATGGAAATGATATTGGAGTGATATTGATTGATTTGGTGAAATAATAATTCTCTTTACCTTATAATCAATCTCCTCTAATAGATTCTCAAATATTCCCCATGGGCGAACCTCTGTAGTCATAAAATTTTTTCCGGAAATTTTTATCTCACAGCATTATATATCAGCACAAATAAAAACCCGACAGTACCTCCGAAGATCGTAAAGCACTGCCGAGGATATCGTATTAACCAACCTGCGAAGACTACCTTCCAGAAATGCCAATAAGGACTATTTTTTCTTTCTCTTCGATGCACCATTTTTCTTTGCTTGACTATGATAATTTTTGCATCTTTTGTCTGGACGGGACTTTAGATGTCCATTAACTCTTTTATGAATCCACCTACCAAACATTTTTATACTCCGGAAATTTTTTTAGATAAAGGAAACGTTGAGGGGTTTTGAGATGCCTTAGAGATTTATAAAGCTCTCTTGGGAATATACTTTTGTAGGTTAGGGACTTATCGATTTTTATAAACGGGGGTTACGCCCGCAGGGCACATAACCGCAACCGCCAAATAACTGCGAATACGATAACGAATAAGAGTCTAACATAAAAGGGTGCCACTGTCAAGAAGGCACCCTAAGATCATCAGAACGCGATTTCCTCCAGAGTAGGAATACCAAGTACAGACTCAATCTGTGGCGACTCGATATAATAGAAACCACTCACATTATCAGTAGCGAGTGCATCCAGAATGGACAGAATCTCGCTGCCAGTGTTACCTTGTGCCAGCATCGAAAGCATCACGGTCTTAGACATAATAAAGAAGAAAAGTGTTGTGAACTGTGTGTGAGTAGTTTAGAGTCATACTCAGGACTGTAAGGTATAAGATCCTCAGAGATCTTGCATCATTTCGTTGATCTCAGTGCCGTCGATCTTTGCATCGTTCCACTTAACACCATCAGGGGTTTCTGTGGAACCACAATCATACAGAAGATCTACGAGTTCCTGATAGTTAGTGCAGGTACGAGCAGCATCATAAAGACCCTGATCATTTTGAATCCACAGTGCTACATTCCAGGTCTCGTAGTTAGCATAACCGTTGTAGGTAGTTTCGAGAGTGGTAGTCATTTAGTGTTGTTTGAGTAAGTGTAAGTGAACGGAGAGAAATCAGAAGGCAAGGAGTTGCGAATGCAGC